ATTGTCGATTTCAAGTTCTTTTTCACGCCTTGACATAGGTAATAGATTCAGTCAAAACTACCCAATGGACGGCAAAATCAATGAAGCATATTTTTTAACCACAAGTTTAACCGATGCCGAATGTCAAGCACTAACAACAATTTAAGCAATGACAAAGACCTTCAAAAAATTCGAATTTACCCCCACCGAATGGGCAACCCTTCGCAAGTTAATAGAAACAACCACAACCAACCCCGAGGGGGGCGAAACAACCACCTACAAAGATTGTGCGGTTGTTGAGTTGGGATTTTTACCAATTACTCCCGCAGTTTATGACGGGTTGGAATTGAAAACCCCCGCAGTTTTAAGCGAAAAGTGGGCAGTTGATATTCTATTTTACACCGAACCACCCGCAGAGTTCACCCCGTTTGAGGTTTATCCCGAGCCAATGGGGATTCATACATTCAGCGGTGATGACAATTTGTATTTACAAGCATATTGCAAGAAATTTCCTGACTCACCCTATTGTGTAATTCCCGAACCCGTAATATAATGACTACACCAAAAGTAAAACCCAATGCGCTACCTGTTAGCTTTGACCAATTTCGTAAAAACCCAATTGCTGCCGTGGCTTTTTGTATGCTGTTGGCTGTGTCTTATCTGTATGTTGACCTTCGGTCGGGGTATAAAGAGCAGATTGAAAAGAGCAACCAAAAAATAGATGCGTTGGATTTGAAGATTGACCGCTTGTCGTATGCTCTCAAAAAATCCGATAGTGCATTGGCTGCTGCTATTACCGAGATTCGTATAATGAACACAATGCGTAAATTATGAAACATTTTACTTTTATTTTTGCAGCTTGTTTGTGTATCGCCATCGTTGCCGTTCCACAACCCAAGACCAAAGCCGTTCCAGTTGATGAGGTAGAGTTGATGCTTGAGAAAATTAGCAGCCATCTACAAGAGGCATCGGTTGCAACTGCACAGGCACACAAGATGAGTGACAAGATGGTGGAAGAAAAGGTGGCGGAGAAAGCAGAATTGAAAGAGGCAGTTGTCAAAGCCGAGAAGAAGGTAGAAAAGATGGAGGAGAAGATTGAGGTTTTTGCAGTCAAGATGGTGGGTGCTGGACTTGATACAACCACACAACCGATTCAATTCAAGGGAGTGATTTATGATGCATATTTGAACTATGTGAGCGAAGGAGGGAAAGAGGATTTTGAATACTTTAGAGTTTACCTATGGCAGCCAAAGTAAACACATCAACATTCCGTGCCAAACCCAAAAACAAATTGGGCAGACACACCAAACACAAGAACAAGCACAAGAGTTCCAAACCATATAAAGGACAAGGGAAATGATAGAAAAAATCAAAGTAGCAATGAAGGCAAAGGGTTACAAATTCTTTGAGAATGGTGACTACAACCTGAACATCATCGGCATCCGCACCATCGGCAACAAAGTCACCAATGTATTTGATGACCTTTTAACCGTTTCCTACAAAGTGAATGGTGAATGGGTGTTCAAACAATGGGCAGCGACAACCGATCCCGGCACAAAGGGAGTGAAAGAATTTCACAACGCTCAAGGTGTTGCTCGTTTAGTTCCCGGTCAGTACAAAGGAAGCCACGCTATCGGTCTGCATCAAGGCAAATATGAGGCGTTGAGACAAGTGAAACCACTCAAGGTATACCGAGATAGCAATAAGGATATGACATTTGATGAGAAGGTCATTACTGAAGGAATCTACGGAATCAACATTCACAAAGCCGGTGCAGATTCAACCTATGTTGAGAACTGGAGCGAGGGATGTCAGGTGTTTAAGAAGTCAGCGGACTTTGATTCTTTTATGGCTATTGTCAAAAAGGCAGCGACCTTGCACGGAAACTCTTTCACATACACACTTTTGCTATCTTCCGACATATGAAACGCATTTTAGAAATCTTCACAGGTGACAAAGGAGAGATGTCATCAAAACGATTTGTTGGCATCATCGGTGCTTTTGTTTTGTTTGGCACAATGGCTCATAATAGTTTGTCCCCAGCTGATATTGTACCTTCTCCTGAACTGGTGACCGCAGTTGAGTTCATCGTGATTGCTTGTCTTGGATTCACATCTATTGACAAGTTCTCAAACAAAAAGGATTGATTGCTATTTGTAGGTGATGATATTCCAAAGGATCAATTTTCACGACAACAAACTGCCTGTGTTCAAGGAGAACAAGGCAAAAGGGTTCGTGACTTTCGGAGCAGACAATCTCTATCCCGATTTTCTCGTTGAATTATTTAACAAATCACCCAAGCACAATGCCATCGTTTCTGCAAAAGCTTCTTATATTGCTGGTGTTGGTACTGATGTTTTCGGACAAAACACCACCGACATCGCCAAAGCCCAAGCCAAATTAAAGAACATCAACGCCTATGAGACCTATGAGGAACTCAAAGCAAAGATTGCATACGATGCCGAGTTGTTCAATGGGTTTTGTGTAGAGGTTATTTGGAACAAAGCCAAGACCGCACCAAGCGAATACTATCACATCCCATTCAAGGATGTACGCAAGTCACTTGATGGTCATTATTTGTACTGCGAGGATTGGACTGATGCCAAAGCACCACGCATCTCTTATCAACCCTACAACCCAATCACGAGAGAATCAAAGCAATTGTACTATTGTCAATTCTATCGTCCAGGTGAAGGCACATATCCGCTTCCTGATTATGTAGGGGCGTTGAAATATATTGAGGTTGACACCGAGATTTCCAATTACTACTTGAATAGCATCAAGAACGGATTTACGGCACAAACTCACATCCAGTTGTTCAAGGGCATCCCAACACCTGAAGAAGCTCGTGCAACTGCAAGACGATTCAAAGAGAATTATCAAGGCACGGACAATGCGGGTGGACTTATCATCCAATACAACGATCCACAAGAAACAGCATCGGTGATTAGCAATTTGCAACCATCGGACTTTGACAAGCAATTTGACTTATTAAATAAGACCGTACAACAAGAGATATTTGTTGCACACAAGGTGAACTCTCCAATGTTGTTTGGGGTGCGTGTAGAGGGGCAGTTAGGTGGTAGAACGGAATTGATTGAAGCATATGAGATGTTTCATCACGCATACATTGAACCACGCCAACAAAAGATTGACGATGTGTTCTCGTACTTGCTTGAACCTATCGCAGAGGTAAGATTGGAGACCATCAACAAGCCACCAATCGGATTGGACTATCAAGCATTGTTTACGGCTGGTGTAATCACAAACGAAGAAGCAAGAAAAGAACTTGGACTTCCATTGATTACCGATGTTCAGCAATCTTCTTTGAACGATGCCATCAATGCTTTGAGTCCTTTGGTTGCAAACAATGTATTGTCAAATATGACAATCAACGAGAAGCGTCAATTGGCAAACCTTCCCCCTATCGCTGGAGGAGATTCATTGCCATCAGCGTCACCAGTTGCATTGTCAAAACAAAACCCTTTTGGATGGGACGATGAGCGTGACTTGATTGTATTCAATAAATACGGAGAGAAAGCCGAAGAGTTTGAGGAGGCACGATTTGAGTTTGCCGATGCGATTGAATCTGCCATCTTGAATGTGTTGAAAGAAAACAAAGGTTTACAGGTTGGAGACATTGTAAACATCACCAAACTTGACGCAAAGGTTGTTGCAGATACAATTGCCAAACTTGCGAAAGCGGAATTGGTTAAGTCATACGAGGACGGATTGGAAACAACCCCGAAAGGATTGGAAGAAATCAAAAATCTGCAAACTGAATTGGTGGTTCGCTATCAATACGGACTGGCACCGGGAATCAGCGGAGGACTTTTGATTGATACATCTCGTAAGTTCTGCACGGATGTTGTGAATAGTGGTCGTGTGTATTCTCGTGAGGACATCAATATGATGAGTGCTGAACTCGGTTACGATGTTTGGAAACGCAGAGGCGGTTGGTATCATAATCCAACACTTGATGTCAACACACCACAATGCAGACACATTTGGGTTCAAAAATTATTGAGGAGAATTAAACGATGACCAACTTTGTATATTTCATAAGCACAACCTATTTGAAGGACAACACTCCTTTGAATGAGAATGTTGACGATAAATTGCTAAAGTCAGCAATCAAAGAAGCTCAAGAGATTTATATTCGGGATGTCATCGGTTCGGGCATTTACAATGAATTGCAGACACAAGCGTATGCAAACACTTTGACTGCCTTGAATGTCACCCTTTTGGATTCATACATCGCACCTTGTTTGAAATACTACACCTTGACCGAGGCAATGCTTCCAATGACCTTTAAACTGATGAATAAATCGGTTGCATCAAGGGAGAGTGACAACGCTCGTGCCGTATCTGTAGAGGAGATGACAATGATTGAGGGCAGATACCGTGACAAAGCGGAGTATTATGCGAATCGTTTGCGTGATTACTTGCGTACAAATACCAATGATTATCCGTTATTCTTGAATCCCGGCAATACCATTGACACCATCCGTCCAAAGAATACCGCTTTTGTGGGTGGCATTTATCTTCCAACTTCACAAGATTGCTTTTGGAACTATGACTTCCCCAACGAGGACAAATAAGTGGCAGAAAAACAACGAGGCAAAGCTTCTCAAATTCCTGAAGAATGACACTAAACCAAATCATAGCAAAAATCCAAACGGCAGCCGAAAGCCATAAGATGGTGGGCAAGTTCGGAGTCGGTCAGCAGTCCAATCTCACGGTTGAGAATGTTGAGTATTATCCGCTGGTTTGGTTGTATCCTGATGGGTTTAATTTGTCAACAACTGGCAACTTGATGACATACAACTTTGCTTTGCTCGTGATGGATCGTGTGTTTGAAAGTGAGAGCAATGTCATTGAGGTTCTTTCGGACACCGCACAAATCATTGCCGATGTATTTGCATTGATTGATGACAACACCCAAGATGACGAAGATTTTGAATTGGTAGTTACTTCCAACGCTTCACCTTTTTACGATGCCAAAACCGACATTCTTTCAGGATATGCAATCAACTTCCAAGTCAACACTCCTTATTTATTTAATACTTGCGTTGTTCCTGTGTAGCGTGGTTGTGGCTTTCTTCAATTTAGAAAGACCAGTCCGCATTGAACGACCAATACAAGTGGAGATGCACGAGAGAATCGTGGAGAGAGAGAAGCTTGTAAGAGACACGCTCATCAAACGAATCAACTCATTTGATACTATCTACCTTGACACCTTCAAACCTTCAGCAGAGGGCTTGAAAAAGGCGATAGGATTACACATCCACTTGGACACCATATGAAAAAAAACAATGTAGTGAGAATTGACAAGAGATGGGAGGAAACGAAAGTCCTTCTCATTTCGGATTTACATTGGGACAATCCGAAGTGTGACCGGGATTTGTTGAAGAAGCATCTTGACGAAGCACTCAAAGGGAATCACGACATACTCATCAACGGAGATTTGTTTTGCTTGATGCAAGGTGCGTACGATCCACGCAAATCAAAGAGCGACATCCGACCTGAACACAACCACGCTAACTACTTTGATGCCATTATCAACACCGCAGTTGATTGGTTTACACCTTATGCACATCTCATCAAGTTGGTTGCCTATGGCAATCACGAAACCACCATCTTAAAACGACAAGAGACGGACATCATTGAACGCTTTGTGACCTTGTTGAATTACAAGACCGGTTCGGACATTCAAGTGGGAGGATATGGTGGATGGGTTCGCATCCAGTTCAACGATGGCAATACGACACAATCATTCAAGATTAAGTATATGCACGGATTTGGTGGCGGTGGTGCGGTAACTCGTGGAACTATCCAGCACAACCGAATGAGCGTAAATGTAGAAGGTGCAGATGCAATTTGGATGGGACACGTTCACGAAGATTACGAGATGACCTACACGGTGGAGCAGTTGACTCAACACGACACGGTGATGTTGAGGGACATCTTGATGATAAGAACAAGTGCATACAAGGAAGAATACGGAGACGGATCAAAAGGATGGCACATTGAAAGAGGTGCAAGTCCAAAACCAATTGGCGGTCGCTGGTTAATTCTCAAACCCTTCCGTGACAAGTCAACAACACGCAAGATTCACGCATACACGCACAAGACATTATGATGAAAGTGCAAATCATACTGGAACAAAAGAACGACTCGTGGCTTGAATCCGTTGGGATTGAACCGGAGATTGTGCAAATCTTGGAAGATGG